GCCTCAAGCCCGGCCCGCATCTGGCTGCGCTTGTAATCACCGCCGTCCGCTGCAAAGTCATACACAAGCGCCAGTTTGGCAAGCCATGCATCTACGGCGTCGGCCGCGGCAGCGTTAAGGTCGTAGCGAACGCCGTTGATGACGACGCTCGTTTGTGTCGTTGAGAACGTCCAACGCCCGCCCTTCCAGTCACTGGTGGCGGGCGTCAGCACGTTATAGGATGCGTCGAGTAGTTGCCCTGTCGTCTCCCAGAAGCCGCTTTCCGCCACCCAGGTGAGATACGTCACCGCACCGCCGGGTGCAATGCTGGGCAGCGGAGTGAGCGGTTGGTACAGAACATCGGTACGGCGCGCGTCCGCAAATGTGCAAAGCTCGTCGTCGCTGAATACCTCGTCGATTCCCGACGGGTCAGCAATCAGCAGCCGTATGTGGCTAATCAGAGCGGACATGCTCGCACGCGCCATGCCGGTTACCTCCTCAGCCCGTCTTGGGAATCTTGTAGCAACGAATGGTTGCGCCAATCGTCCCGCTTGCCGGTGTTACCTTGACGTTGATCTTGCCGTCATCCTGAATGAAGCGCGCCGTTTCCAGCGGCCCAACGAGTTTGACGACGTTCTGTGCGCAAACGGTGTCAAGGTCGCCAAGCCCCGCACGCTGCGCAGGCGGGTTATCGCCGGCCAGAATCGTGAATGTTGTGTTGACCGCCGTTGCTGCCGCGCTTGTGAACTCAAACAGTACCATGCCGTTGCCGCCCACATCGGCGGGTAGCGTGACTGCTGCCGTGCCAGTGTCCAGCACGTTGGCGGTTGGCGGCGCTACGCCCGCACTGTTGGCAGTCAGCGAGGTGACTGTAATCGCTGTTGCGTTAGCCATTAGGCGTCGGCCCCTTCCTTAGCGAACAAGACGGCCAGCGTCGCCGGGCGTACAACCTTGACGCCGTAGAGAAGCAGGCCACGCACGCCGTCGCTGAAACTATCCTGCAGGCGAATGGCTTCCATGCTCGGCTGGCGCTGCACCGCAAGGCTGATTGCCTGCCGCGTGCCCAACATGATCCGCCAGGTCTTTGTGGTCTGCGCATCGTTGGTGACGTTGTTGCTCTCGTACAGGTCGAAGCCGGCAACGCGGGCAACATAGCCGTTGACCATGCTCTGCCCGGTCACGCCGGCAGGATTGGCAACGAATGAACTTGACTTGCGCAACATGCCCGCAAACCACGGTGGCACAACCGCCCAGCGCCCCTCGGTCGGTGCATTGGCGTTGCTCAGCAGCACGCCCATGTTGATCAGCGTCTTGTACGGGTCGAGTTCGCTCGAGCCGTAGCCGATAACCTTTGCGCTTGCGCCGTCGCTGCCCAGCTTGTTGGCCGAAGCGGCGTCTCCATACAGACTGGCAATCTTGGCGTCGATCGTGTCGCTGATTGCGTAAGCCGCTTCACGCATGGCCTCGTCAATCAGGTTGACGTTCACCTGCACAGCGTCAACGTCATCGACCTTGAATGCGAAATACTGCGCCTGATCAATGAGCAGCGATTGTGTGGCGTCGGTCAGCGTCGCCCACGAAAGGCTTGTGCTATTCTTGGTGTAGGACGAAACAGAAATCGCGCCGATGCCGCCGATTTTCACGGTATCGCCGGCGTTCTGGATTTCGCCCTGATAGTCACGGTTGACCACGCCCGCGAACACCTGCGTCTTCTGCAGGTTGCTCAGGATGCGCGCCGTCCAGATTGACGGGATAAAATTGTCTACCGCCATACCTACCTCCCGGCCTTCATGGCCGCTTGAACCTCATCCCACCGGGCGTTAACCTGCTCGGGGGTCATTTTGCGAATGTCGTCCTGCGTTAGCTTCGCTGTGCGTGTCGGATTCGTTGCGTTGCCGGTGGGCGCCTGCGGCTTCAGTTGCGGGTATGCTTCAAGCACTGCCGCGACCGCCGCTCCCACGTTGGACGGCTTCCCGTCCGCATCGTATTCCGGCTCAACAAGTTTGGTCAGAAGGCTTGGGTCTATCCCCGCCTTCGCCGCCTCGCGTGCCAACGCCGTTTCGTACCGTGCGCGCTTGAGTTCTTCCCGAGCCGCCTGGGCCTCGGTCGCTGACTCCTGCGCTTGCTTCTGGAGCCGTTCCGTTTCGCTCAACTTATCCGCCTCATACGCTGCCAGCTTTGCCGCAAGTTCCTTGTTCTGCGTCCTGTAGGTGGCAGACTCCTTGCGCAGGCTCTTGACGTACTCAGCGTCGAATTGCTCGACCTTCTCGGGCGCCGTCTGTGTTGTCTCTGCCGCCCCCTCCTGGGGTTTGGCCTCTACTATGTCGCTCATAGGTTGCCCTCCTGGGGCGTGATGCTCGTTTGCTGAACTCAGAATACGCGCAAGGTGTATTCGTCCCGTTAACAGTTAGGTGGATGTGGCCACCCCGCTATACGCCTTCGCTGCGTCCGGCCCCACAATGCTGCGCAGGCTGCGCGCATAGCGCATACTGCCCCACTGCGCATCGTCACGCCTGCCAACAATGCTGTTTGCCTCGTAGGGCGATAGCGACACCTGCCCGTCGCGCCACGCCTCATACATGCCCGGCCCGAGTACCTTACGCTGTTCTTCTTCGCTCAATGCGGCGAACCGATCTGCGCCGGGTGTGATGGGGTTGGGCGCGTCCCGGATATGCGGCGCAGCCACGCAGCGGCAGTTGGGGTGGCTGTTCAACTTCTCGCTCATGGGGTGTAGTGTGCCGTGCATCGCGATGCACGACGCGCAACTGCGCGCCGAAATGGCAGCCATCCAAATCCACCCGTCGAGAATGTCTTCGTTGACTTCGTATGTGGCGTGTGCCGCCTCACGGTACGCGCGCATGGTTTCCGTGCGTGCAATCAGCAACGAGCGATTTAAGCCGATGCCGTAGTCGCGCCGCATGGCCCGTGCGGTCACACGTGGCCCCCAGCCGAGCGCAACGCCCTGTGCGAGTGTGTCAGTCACACGTGGCGCAACATCTGCCCCTAGCGCCTCAAATAACGTTCTCAGCGGGCTTCCGTCCGACGCATAGCCGACGAGCGCCTCCACAGCGCCAGGATTCATGCGATTGAAGCCAGCCGTTACACCCGCGCTGCGTTGCGCCGTCTCAATCGCCGCCCCTGCGTCCCGTTGCGCTGATGCAATGGCCTGCGCCTGCGTCATCGTTACGCTTTCCGTCGCATAGGGCGCGAAACGCCGCAACTCGGCTTCTATCTGCGTCTGCAACGCCCGCAAGCGTTCGTCGCGTAGCACCTGCACCATGCTGGGCGCGGGGTCAGCCATCGCCATCTGCGCGTGCAGGCGCATCAGGTCAACGCGAATGCGCGCCCACGATTCGCCGTAAGCGCGCACCATTGCACTAGCCGCCTGCCGTTCCTGCGTCAGCAGCGCACGTCGATGCCGCGCCAACGCATTCTCAAGCTCGCTGGGCATCCGCGCCGTTCCCGTTCTCTGCCGGCATCGCACCCCGGTCGAATGCGGTCAGCAACTGGTCGGCCACGTCAACACCCTGGGCGTCCCGCTTCTCGCGCTCGTCGTCAGCGTCGAAGCCAAGCCGTGTGAGAAGCGTGTCCTTGCTCACGCCCAACTGTTCGTCCATGAGCGCAACTTGCCGTTCCTCCACCTCATTCGCCGGGATAATCGCCGGCCATTCAATGTCCACGAGGTTCTCGCTGCCGAAACCGCCCATTGCCAGAAGGCGCCGGCACAATTCAATCAGCATCTCCCCGTAGGTGAGCCGCTTCGTTTGCGTCTTTTCCTCGAGCGGCCCGTACAGGATGCGCAGCGCCACGCCCGACAATGCGCCCGTGCCCTCCAGCTTGCCCGTGGCCACTTCCGGCGTGCGCGTCACCTCGTGCAATGCCTCGCGCAGCCGCTTGAAATACTCGATGCTGCTGCTCAGGTCGGATGCCATTTCCAGATTGAACAAGTCGGCGTCGGTTGCGTTAAGGACAATCAGTTCGTCGACGCTTACGTCAATCTGCGAAGCCGACACGCCCTTTGCGACGGTCTTCGGGTGGGCGTGAAAGCGGATGATGCGCTGCACGTTGGACAGAACGAAGTTCACGCTGCGATTCAGCGCGATAACGTCCGGCCCCACATCGGGAAGCCCGTAATAGTCATTCGGACACGGCATGTTCTGGCAGTCAATCATGGGCGGCCAGTCATAAGGCCAGATGGTTTCCTGCTCCACAATCCACGGGCCATGCGCCGTGCGTGTTTCGTCACGCACAATCCAGCGGCCCATCTCGTTGCGTTCAATCGTCTGCCGGCTGTCACGCGGGTGACCGTCAAGGTCAACGACTGTGTATTGGATAATCCAGGCGTTGACCTGTTCGATGTCGTCAGGATCACCGATGACGGTCACATACTCGGGAGGGACGTTAATCAGCCGCGGCGCTTTGGTGCCTGGTTGGATTTTGAGGAATGGATGCCCGTAGATTGCACCGTTAATGGCGAGTTTGTGCAGGAGAATGTCGAAGCGGTTGATGCGCAGGCATTCGTCGAGCCATGCTTCAGCCGGCGTGCGCGTGCTCGAATCGGCGTCAAGGTTGAAGGTGATGCCGGTGCCGAAAAGCGCCGAGACGCCCTTGTCCACCACGGTGCGAATGTAATTGACTTTGGTATTGTCGTTTGGCTTGTTTGTGTCGACGCGCAGCGTATCTGGCATGTCGCCCACGTAGGCCGCCCACGCTGCCTGGTAGCGTTCGAGGTCGGTTGCCCGCTGATTGATCGCCGTCGCTGCCCACATGTCGGCTATGCTGTCCATGCCTACCTCCAGATATTCGGCCCGTATTCCACGCGTTGCCCTGTCGCGACCCACGCCAGCGCCAGGCTGATTGCGCAGTCATCGTGCATTCCATCCGGTGCGGCATAGCGTACCGAGCCATTCGCCGTCCGTGTTGCTTCCAGCGCCTGCAGTTCTGCAATGAGCGGCGCGCTTCTGGGAATCGTGATTGACCCATGCTCAAACGCCGCTGCCAACGATTCGATGATGTCTGCCTTCGTGCTGTTTGTGGTTGTGAAGTCACGCACAGGAAGGCCCATACGCCGCAATTCATCGTTGTTGGGCTTGCCCATTGCGTTCTGTTCCGCAGTGACCACAGAGACGCCCCAGTGCCTGCACAGGGCCGCTATACGCTCGCGCTGCATGGCGTACTCCACGCCATTGAACCTGTCCTGCGCAACGCACGCACCGCTTGTGGCATCGACAATCGTGCAAACGGTGTAGTCAACGCTGAGCGCCCAGTCCACGCCCGCTACGTAGGTGTGCTGCTTGTCCGGTGCATCGGGCATGGCGTCACGCACGGCCTCGTCAACGAAGCGAATCACGCTGCCGCCGTCGGCAAGGAACTCCGCAAGCCATTCCTGCCGGTAGGTGCGTTCGCTCAGGTGCTCTTTTGCCAGTTGCGCAGCCCGCCGGATCGTGGGCATCGGGTTGGCCGAGGTGGGCGCAGTCCAGCTTGCCGCTTCCTTGCCGTCCGCCTGGCCACGCACCCACTCACGCCAGAACCAGTTGCGCCCGTGCGGCGTGCTGATCAGCATCATCGTGCCGTTGCGGTCGGCTATCGTGGGCATGAGCACGTCGCTATACGTTTCCTCGCTGACACGCGCCGCCTCGTCAACAATCACCACGTCAAACGCCTCGCCGCGCAGCGCCACGTCATTGTCTGCGCTGTACACGCTCAGGCGCCCGCCGCTCGGGAACTCAATCACGCGCTCTGTCTTGTTGACTCGCACGCGCCTGCCGGCAGGTGATACGGCAGCCTCGACAAAGCGCCACGGCGCGCGTGCGTTTTTGTACACGGGAACCACCCACGCCACGGCGGCGCCCAGGTCGGCAGCGGTCAACGAGTAGATGCCGGCCATGTAGGTCTTACCCCACCTCCGGCCCATCGATACCGTCTTCGTCTTCGCCGGGTGGCAGATGATAGCCACTTGATCGGGCCGCAATGGCGGCAGCGACATTCCCGTGGTCGAAGATTTGCTGTGTTTGGATTGCACCGCCATCGGCCCCCGTCAACTCGTTGCGCTCGATGTAGCCGCGGTCTTTTGCCTGCGTCTTCAGGTAGAAGATGATCGGCACAATCTCGCCACGGTCAATCGCTGCAAGCAACTTGCTCTCTGCGAAGTCCTTGAGGTCTTCGCGCGCTTGCGTGATGGCGTCCGCCACCGTGGGGTAACGCGCCGCATAGTTGCTCACCGTCTTTGGCGAGCAACCGATTCGCTTGGCAGCAACGGACGCCAACCCCTTCGCTTCGTAGACGGCGGCGGCCATCTCGGCGACATTGAACTTTTCTGTATTCGTGGTCATGGTAGCAACTCCGGTACGCCGCCGGTATGCGTGGCCCAGCGTTCTATGGCGACGGCAACATAGGCGGGCGAAATCTCGACGGCCCTGCACTTGCGGCCCAGGTTCTCGCAGGCGATGATCGTGGTGCCGCTGCCGGACAAGGGTTCGTAGACTTCGTGGCCACTTCGAGCACTATTCTTAATG